TGGCGTCCGATACATATCTTGACGGTTTTTACCTTCGCCCAACTGCTTGAGCATCGCCATCGCTTCGTCATACCGCTTCTGGTATCCAGCGATGATATCCTGCTCACCCTTCATGAACGTATACGCGTCTAATAGCGAGCCGTAAAGCAAAACGCTATCAAAGTTGTCGCCCAACCATGACGTACCTGCCGTTACAATCGAAGGCGGATAATAGAAATAGTGAAGCTCGACTGCATAGTTATCGTCTGGCGTCGGCCCCAAGATGTACGAGTTCTCATCAAAGAACGAGTAATAGGCAGGGAGGCCCTGTTCGCTGGGGTTAGGGAACGACTCACGGATGAAGTTAACATCCTTGTTCAACAAATAACTGTAGTTCCCGCTACCATCAATCACAGCCAGCGAGAAGTTAGCCAGCCAATCTGAAGGTACGGACAGATACTTGTTTCCTGATGTGACGTTACCAGTCACGTTTTTACGTAGGTCCAGAAGCTGGACCGTATTGTATATACGCTGCTCTGCTTCTTGAATGAACGTGTTAATCTGCTCGGTAGACGTCAACGTCACCGTGCTGGAGCCGTCAGAGCCGGTCCATGAGGTGTTGGGGAAGTCGTTTTCGACGTACCCTTTGATCGTCTCGAACAGAGTAGCGTAGTTCATTAGCCCATCTTCTTGCTGTGCCCAGTACCCTTGGTCGCTGCACCCGTGCCACGGGTCTTCTGCGTTTGGGTATTGGCAATCTTGTTCGGATAGCCGTTGTTACCAAGATCGGCCTGCGTATAGGTCTTTGGCATCTTATCCATTTTTATTGACCTTTCCCATGTCTTTCTTCGGCTTGCTGCCGCTCTTTTGGTTCGCAATCTTTGCCAGATTACGGCCCATATCCAACATCTGCTTGTTTGTCTTACCACCTTTAGCCATCTTAATTCTCCGTTTGAACAGTTACGGTACCTACAGCACCTTGTACTATTAGCACATTTACAAGGCCGGACAAACCCAAAGGATTATTTAACCCTACAGGATACCATCCCCACTGAATTACGCGACTACCACCTGATGGTCCACCAAATGCCAACACGTTATCATTGGGCACTTCGCCCTGTGTTTCTTCTTGGAGGCCGGTCAAGCCGCCTTGGAGATATGTGGTGTCAGGGCGCGGGTTACGCAGCGCCTGAGGATCATCAACTGGATACATACCAAGCTGAAGCTGCGGCTGATCTGGTTCCCAGCATGACGGGCACACGAGGATATTGACGTTCTTCGTCTTGATGACGAGACGCCGAAGCTGCTTCAGCTTATACCGGAACCCGCAGCGATCACACTGCGAAATTGCCCATTTACCGGAGGCAAACCTATTTGGCATTGCGTCTCCTTAATAGAACATCTGGCGTGGAGCGAGGCGTAGCGCGGCTTTTTCGCGGTCCTCGTCAGCAGCCTGTTGCCACAACTCTTCGTATTCCATCTTAAGCATCTGTGTACGCTCAAGCGCGCCGGGAATTTTCTTCGACAGATGGTAGGCAAGCCCAGCCACCATGCACGGGATAAAGCGGAACGGGATGTCCTGCGTCGTGAGACCGTTGCCAGCGTCCTGAATACGGCGAAGCCGCCAATAGACGAACGTGTAATAGTTGGACTGCTCCGGAGCAGGCCACACATTAATGTTTGGGTGGTCCACGCCTGTAGCGGGGTTGGTGCCTTCTGGCTGGCCACCCACAGGATAGGTTGCGCCTGATTGGCGGTTGATCCAAACTTGGATAGGACGCCCTTGGGCGTTCTTGTTCGGGATCGTCGAGTATGTGGATACGCTGATACGGGTAATGTTAATATCCGTTTGGCCTTGGCCAGTCTGCGTACGGACTACGTGATCGAGAAGATCAATCGTGTCCACAGGTAGGTCATATGTGATCTGCCCCTGAACCATAGGGATTTCGCCCTGCTCAATAGTCCACAAGTTAATGCCACGGTTTGCCCACTCAATGGTGAGCAAGTTCAAACTGCGACGCGCCGTCTTAAGGTCATAGCCCGTCCGAAGCTCGGCACCACAGCGCTCGAACGCTTCCTCAACGAGTTCGTTAAGGTTAAGGTTAAATCCTGTGGTGCCCGATGTGGTCATCTAAATCTCGCTGTCTTCTTGGCAACGCTCTTGGGCTGCTTGACGAACTGCTTGCCCGCCTTTGTGCCCTCACGCTTCGCCTTGGTTGTAGCAGCATACTCAGAAGATGTCAGCGCCTGACGTGCTTTCTTTGGTAGATAGCGTTCGCCAGTTGCTTTTGCCCCCTGTGTGGATGGCTTGCCCGACTTGGTTCCCCAGTCCTCTTTGGTCCATTTGGACAAGGACTTCTGCGCTTCTGTCTTCGGGCCGCTGTAGCTGCCGCCAGACTTCTTATACCGCTGGGTCGCAAGCTGGGCTTTACGGGCGGACCATTGACCCGCGTTTCCACCCTTGTTGCCAGCTTTTACACTGGCAACAATGCGCTTCCACTTAGGTTCGTCCGACCGTGCCATTACTTCTTCTTAAAGCCTTTCAGCATCTGTGCGAACCGTGCACGCTGACCTAACTTGCCGGGGGCCTTGGCAGCTTTAGCAAGTTTTCCTGCTGGGATTTTCTTACCCTCAGGAGTGCCAAGCTGCGCACGGAGTGCGCCGGGCTTTTTGATCGCTTTGGAGATGTCGAGCTTTGCTTGACCTCCCTTTGCGTACATCGAGACATCATCAGGGTTGTCCTTCCGTTTGATCGTCTTCTTACCCGGCATCTTGGAGGGGTTTATCGCCCCCATGCCCCGACAAGCGCGCATTAGACCATCTTACCCTTGGTCTTGCCCTTAACGGCACAGCCGTCAATCGAGCCGCCCTTAGCGTAGCACTTGCCGCCGCCAGCCTTCTTGACCATTGCACGACCCTTGGTGTCAGCAGTCTTCTTGACGAGAGCCTTACCAAACTTAGTTGCTGCGAATGGCATAGCCTTACCACCTTTCGCCATACCCGGAGAACGGTTTCCACGACCAATGGCCGCAGCATTTTCTGGCGTAACCTTGAGGTCCTTTACGGACTTACGGAACTTAGCATCTGACGCACGATCAGCAGCAGATGGCTGCGGGGGCATCGACTTTTTCTTCTTATCCATCATGACTTTGTCCTTCCTATCTCTTCAACTTTAGCTTCAAGGCGCTCGAAGGCCCGGTCAAACCGGTCTCCTAACTTATCAACCAACGTGTTCATCTCCAAACGAGTCACGTGCTCGCGGGCGATTTCTTCGCGGGTCTTGTTGAGCAGGATGCCGAGACGATCCAACTCGGTGATCTTCCCCTTAAAGAAGAAGCCCATAACCGCCACCACGACGCTGAGTGCAATGTTCCAGAGCATCATCTCCATGTCAGCACTTCCAAGCTCGGAGCGACTTATTGATACGGCTGTTGGGGTCGTTCGCGGTCTTCTTGCTCGTGAGTTTCTTCTTCATCCCTGACATCCGGGCACAGAATGACTTCTTGCGAGCGCCGCCTTCAGGCTGCGGAGCCTTAAGCCCCGGCTTCCCCGGATTGGCTTTGTTGTAAGACGCACGACCCTTGGCGTTCAAGCCGCCCTTAGGGTTCTTGCCTTCCTTACGTGTCCAAGCCGGGGTCTTAGCCATTAGACAAAACGTCCTTTCGTCTTACCTTTCGTCGCGCAGCCGTCGGCACGCTTCGAGGCGGAGCCACCAGCAGCAAGCTTAGTCGGCTTCTTACCTTTGTGCATGTTGCGCTCGTGCTTATGCACGGCTGCGGCGACCATAGCTTTATCTTGCTTAAGGTCTGACTTATCCATTATGCTGCTTCCTTCTGTGTGGGGGCGAGCATCGGATAGAGAACGTCGGTGCCGAAGCAGCCTTCGTATTCTTGTACGCCCATGTGTCCGAGTTGAATGCTGGGGTCGATCCAAACTTCGAAACCGATCTCGCGGGCACGGTCGCAGAACAAGAAGTCCTCGCCCATGTAGCCCTCTTCGGTGAGTTTGAAATCAAAGAGGCAGGGGATCATGCGGTCTGAGCGCTGATCCTTATAAACCCACTCGGG